TCATCCCCCGGAAGCCCCTGCCCCTCGACGAGATTCTCACGGTGACCATCGCGGCGGCGGCGGTGTTCGCGGTGCTGGACATCTTCTCCCCCTCCATCGGCGTGACGGCGCGCCAGGGTGCGGGCTTCGGCATTGGCGCGAACCTGGTCGGCTTCCCCATGGCTCGTTAAATTGACGACGAATTCTCCAAATAATGTTTACGACACATTGGCAAATACTTGTCGGCCCCGCCGACATATATTTGCTCCGACTTACCCTCCTTTTCAGAGACAAGCGCAGAGAACAACGCCACAGTCCCATCACCACACCTTTTACACAATGCAGTGAGGCGCGTCACCGTATCCGCCAGAGGAACGAGTCTCAAAATATCCCCAAATGGCTTCCTATCTGAATCCCCATCTAGCCCTACAACAATCACATCCTTATTGTCCGTCTCCACAGCCTTCAAGACAATATCATAGAGACCGCTAAAGAACTGCGCCTCTTCAATGATTATAAGGGGACACGCATACGCATCTGCGGCAAATATCTTGGCCAACTCGCCGACACCAAGACCATGTGCCGCTACGCCGTCTAAATCATGTGTCTTAATGGAACATCCGTCTTCATTATAACGTGTATCCAACATACACGTTACAATGAATACATCTCGCCCAATCGCCTTTGCGCGTCGAACACGCTGCAGAACGGCAGAAGACTTTCCGGAAAACATAGGGCCGACAATCAATTCAAGGGTCATATTACAGGACTTCCTTTTACACAGGCCTGGAAACTCAATTTTTGGAAAATCAAAGCATGAGGCGAGCACACAGACCCCCATGATATTTCCGACGCATCTCTCGGCCAATGACCTCATAGATACGCGTGATATTCGGCCGACTAGTCTTTATCTCTATTCCGAGAACTTTCTCATATAGGGCGACCGTCGCTTCAGGCACTGAAAACTCCTTTCCTTCTTGTAACATCGCAACAAGTAAATTATTATACGACTCATTCAAAATCGGCTCTTCAGGCAACTCCACGCCGACGTCCAAGGACAAATCCGCCAAATACACGTAAAATTCCAGAAGCTCTTTCAGCCGACTTTCTGGAAACCAGTCGAGAAATCTGATTTCCACGCCGTGATTGTAATGCTTCCGATAACTGATATCCATACCCAGCTCTTCCAACATATTGTATCCACTGGTTGCGTGGTATTTCTTATACCACCAGAAATCTGTACCGCTGCCCCTAATATCTTTCACGGGAACCGTGACGATTTTGCCAACGGGCATGGCGTTTGTGTCAAAGGTACATATCCCAATATACCGAGAAACGGCGCATCTCTGCGAACCCCGTGAATACTCCTTTGACACAGCCGATAAAGGGTCACTTGTTCCGAATTCAGCAACGATAAATGGCTCTAACCATTGAATCAGACGGATATACTTGCGATGGTCTTCTTTGAATTTTGTGTGGTCTAGAAGCTTAGGAAGACGATTTTTATCTAGTTCTCCTAGCGCCGTTGGAAGAGTGATATTGATATGGTAGGTGCCGTTATTGAACATGGCAATATTCTTCGGATTTGTGAAATGTACGACGAATCCAGGATTTTCCGTGGGAAATGCCAGGAGTCCCTTATCCGTATAAACCCCACGTTCTTTTAAAAACGTGTTGACCGTGCTGAGGAAATATTCTTTGGATTTTACCAATTCACGCACGGTGCGACTCACGGTTGTTTTATAGAAATCTTGGGTCATGAATTCAATGGAATCTCCGTCAAAAATACAATTCTTGTCAAATATCTTGGAAAATTTGCGAGGGCGGCAGCAATAATAGGAAGGTTTATGCGAATATAGTTCTTGGAAAAACGTCTTTCCATTGTATTTGGGATTCGGTTTAGGATTCTTTTCATACGTGGTCAGATGATTCCCTGACATATCCATTTTATTGAATGCGTGTGCATTGAAGAAAAACGGAACGGGGAAAAATCCAGAGGCGTCTGGAAACAGTTTTTCAAATGCCTGTTTGTATTGCGGCTTATATGTCGTATAATATCTTACACTATATCTTTCAGCGGCGTGATTATTGCGCATGACTGGGGCGGCAACATACAAGGGCTTGGCGAATTGTAAATACGTCTCTTCTTCAATGCCGATACCCCAGAAGGTTTCATTGGGTTTATACATGGATTTATATCGGAGATGTTTCACGAATTCTGTATATCCCATGACTAATAAACCCGTAGATATTTGTCGGCACAGGCGAAACGGGTCTAAATGGTGGCGAGATACTTATACTTCCTTATTAGAAATGTGCTTCAATGCTGAAGTGAGTCTTGTCACATTTTTGATTGGTACAATATTCTCGGCAGTTATATTTCAGTTAGGAACACCCCTAGATAAGATTATAGGATTATTTGGGGTATATATTTCTCTTATGCAGGGTATAGAATTTCTTTTATGGAGGCACCAAACATGTGACCAATATCATAAGAATGTATCTGTTCTAGGCGCCCTGCTTAACAGCGCGCAGCCGATTGTTCTGGGAATACTGGCACTTATATATAGTACTCGTGTGGAGAATAAGGGATATGTATTCTTACTTGTTACAGCCCTATGTCTATATGGTGTGTATTCTTATATTGATAAGACTGCTTTTATTCTAAGTCCCGAGCTACATTGTACGCAACCTAGGCCGAATGACCCTCATTTACATTGGAATTGGGCACAAAACTACCCTTGGTCGTCAGATTGGTTAGTATATATAAGTTCTATAGTACTCATTTCTATTATCGGAATGCCGACTCTTTCACAAGGAATTGGATTGGGCGCATATTTCTTAATCTCTATGATTGTTACGGGAATGGTATATCCGAGACAAGAAGTGGGTTCCTTGTGGTGCGTATTTGGAGCGCTGACGCCTCCTTTGTATTATGCGTCACGTGTCTTAAAAATAATAAAGGCTTAGCGGGGGCGGCCTTACTTACTTACAAACGTATCTGCATGAAAGTCCTTCATCATTCTCTGAATATCTTTTGCTACTGTGAGAAGTTCGAACATTGTATTATAGAAATCTTCCTTTGTGAGTCCCTTTGGTTGAGGCGGAGAAGCAGCAGGCGACTGTCCAAGGCTAGAAGGCACAGCATGAGCAGAAGCCACAATTGTAGGCGGATCTGCAACCTGGGAACCCTTTCTCTGCCGTTTTACAATTGCTTCCTGAACTCCCCTTTCACTCAGTCCAGTATATTTCATGATTTGCTCTATCGGCCGATTGTCATTGAAATGATAATCTGCCGCTATTGATTTTAGCCTTGATAGGATAGATCCTGCACTCCGTTTGTGAATTTCTGCAATTTCTGCATGCGTCAGATTTTTCCGAATTTCTGTAAGAAGTTGGACGACTTCTTCATCTGCCCAAGGCTTTCCAAGATTCACAAATTTCTCGGGATTTTCATCCTTAAGCTTTTTACAGAAATATGCGGCAGACATAGATTCAGCGGGACCTGTGTGAAAGGTGTGTGGCGGTGGTTCAATTTTTGTTGCTAAATAGACCGAATAAACTCCCAGCTCAAATCCTTACAGATGAGTTGCCAAATCTTGTCCTGATTATACAGCTTATCTCTGTTTTTCAGAAGGGGGAAACACTGGAGATAATTGTCCAACTCCAGAAGTTCGCAGAATTTATAGAGAACATAAGAATATGACAAGAAATTACTGCGGGTCTTGGGGCAATGTTTGACGAAGGACCCCTGGATTTCCTTGAACATGAATCGCAACTTCTCTTCCACTTCGCGAGACATCACGGGCGCATTCTTGCCATTGATGCGGTTCAAAATATAAGGGACATGCTCGTAGAAATTCGTGCACTTGAGCTTTTTCAAGATTTCTCGCACTTTTCCAGGTTTAATGCTCTCGGCATTCGTAATACGCTCCTTCTTCAGCTCCTCCAGAATTGCCTGGAATACATCCTCAGGAATTTCTGTGCTTTCCTTCGCTTGGAATTGTGCGAGCCACTCATTGAAATGGTTAATGCGTTTATAAGCGTAATAGGTGACCTCGCGAGGCGGGTCCTTGTAGCTCGGTTTATCACTGTCAATCAGCACGAATTCCTGGTGTCCGCAAGAATCGCAGAAAAACAGGGCCTCGTTATTACTGAACGTCATTTCTTTATCGCACAATTCGCACATTCCGTGGGGGTCTTCAAAGGAAGTGATAGCTGCCTTTGCATGGTCTGGGTCCACCTTCTGTAGATATTTTTCCAGTAAAACCTCACGGCCTTCACGGCCTTCGCGCTCTTTCTGCATAGGTGCGGACTTATGCTCTTGCTTCTTCTCCGCATGGAGAGAATCATCACCCTTCTGCAAGGCGGCTAATACACTCCCAGGCTTAGCCTTCACAATCTTTGACACACTCATTTGGTCACCGCTCTGGATTTTATCTTGTAAGTCATAATAATTAAAGAGAATTTCGCCGGCACCAAATAAATAATCATATACGGGTTTATTATTTAATAAGTCCTCCTTCTTCCGCCGCAAAGAGTTCATACAATCCTCATATTGACTCTTTAACACAATATCGTTCGTTCCCTGGAGTTTATCATTATATTCAGAAATCTGTTCGTCAATATTTGATATATCCTCTCTCTCTTTCTTTAATGAATTTATGTTTATCTGATGAAGATTATCAAGGGTAGTTTTTCCTTCTAATATACTACGTTTTGTATTCGGTTTAGTATTAAATAAAGAAGAGGGTTGTTTATCTGTCATTCTATGATGCTTTTAAGAAGAAGTTTAGACCGGGTCTTATGGCTTCATTTATAAATTTGATATGGGGTTAGGATAATACATACAGCCATGAAATACACCAAAGAACTTTTAGAAGATATTCTGAAAGAAGGTGGAGGTACTGTGTTAGAGACATATGAAATATACAACCAGCGCCTGAGGGTGAAGTTTCTCTGCTCTTGTGGGGTGGAGACGAGCAAACGCTTTGAGATGTTGAATGTACATCGGCTTCCCTATTGTGCGGGGTGTAGTTTGAGGGTAAAGGAACAGAGGAAGCAAGAAACAAATCTCAATAAGTATGGCTGTATAAATACAGGCTCGGTGCAGGAGGTAAAAGATAAAATAAATGCGATATTCAAAGAAAAATATGGAGGGCATGCATTGAAATCGCCTGAAATTATAGCAAAACGAGCAAAAACATGCTTGGAAAAGTATGGAGGACATCCAAATCAAAACAAAGAAGTCCAGGCAAAATCGGAAGCAACTTCCTATAAGTTCAGAGACTATATGATGCCAAGTGGAGATATTGTCAAAGTTCAAGGATATGAGAATATCGCATTAGATGAATTAGTCCAAAATTATGAAGAAGAAGATATTGCAGTAGGAAGGTCAAACATTCCAACAATAGAATATCATATTAATGATGTTAAACATGTATATTTCCCGGATTTCTTTATAAAATCAGAGAACAAAATCATAGAAGTAAAGTCAGAGTGGACGATTCAATTAAGAAGAGGAAACGTGCAAGAGAAGGCTTTAGCGACGATAAAAGCAGGGTATAAGTATGAAATATGGATTTATAATGACAGGAAAGTAAAAGTGGAAACAAGAGTTTATTAAAAGCGAAGCTTAAATTAAGAAATCAAACTCTCCGGCTCGTTTTCCAATTTTCCAAAATTGCGCAAAAAACTCCATTTTGGAAATTTTTTTTCTTATGATATGAATATAAGATGACAGGTGGGGGTTTGATGCAATTAGTGGCTTATGGCGCGCAGGACGTTTATCTGACGGGCAACCCGCAGATCACCTTCTTTAAGGCGATCTACCGTCGCCACACCAACTTCGCGATGGAGTCCATCGAGAACCCCTTCAACGGCAACCCTCGCTTCGGCAACCAGGTGACCTGCACTATCCAGCGCAACGGTGACTTAATCCACCGCATCTACCTCCAGGCGACTCTGCCCTCCGTGAAGCTCACGGCGGCGGACGGCTCTGGCGCGCAGTTCCGCTGGCTCAACTGGGTGGGTCACAACCTCGTGGACTACGTGGAGCTGCAGATTGGCGGCCAGC